ACAAAAGAAACTAACACCGAAAACACCTAAGACGATTAAGACACCAACTGGCGTTGGCGGTGGTACTGGTAGCGGTAAAGAAACTGCTGTGGACAAAGCAAAGAAAGCACTAGACAAATACACGTCGGCGTTGAAACAATTTGATCAAGAAACAAAGCAACATAAGCAAGCGTTAAAAGATGTTGAGAGTGCTCAACTGTCACTTGCTAACGCAACAGATGATGTTCGTGTAGCACAAGACAAGTTTAACAAGATTAGTAAAGGCTACGGTGCAGGAAGTAAAGAGGCTGCTGTTGCTACACGCGATCTTGCTGACGCTAACCGTTCTGCTGTTCGCGCAACATTATCTTTGCGTGACGCTACGCGCAGTGTTGCTGAGGCACAAAAAACATTAGATGACTTGAAGTCTGGTAAGGCTGTATCTGCAGCCGAAGGTGAATTGGCTACTGCTACACAGAAGGTTGCTGATGCACAGAAGGCTGTTGTTGCTGCACGTAAGTCAATGCGTACTTCTTCTATTACTAGGGCAGAGAAAGAACTTGAAGATGCGTTAGATCTTCAAGCCGATGCAACAACAAAAGTAAATGATGCAAGAGCATTAGCAACACCTGAAGCAATAAGAGATGCAGAAGAAAACTTAACTACTGCAATTCTGGATCAAGAAGATGCACAGATTGCATTGAAAGATGCACAGCAAGATGTTATTGACAAACAGAACGAACTCAATGACGTAGTTAATGGTGCTGCTACTGATTCACAGAAATACAAAGATGCACAGAAGGAATTAACTGATGCTCAGAAAGCAGAGCGTGATGCTAGTGATTTGCTTACTGATGCTTATGACAGACAGAAAGATGCTGTTAGAGAATTAGAAAAAGCAAAGAAGGATCTTGCTAGTGCTGCGAAAGGAACAACAGCGCAGCAGGAACGTGACGCACAAATTGCCACAGGGATTACAGCACCCGTTTCTAGCGGTGGAAGTGATTACAACTTCTCTAGTGGTGGACTGCCAAACATTGATTTCTCAAACATTGACTTTTCAAACATTGACTTCTCAGGAATTGACTTCTCATCATTTATGCCGTTTATGGCTGACGGTGGAATTGTTAATAGACCAACTGTGGCAATGATTGGTGAAGCAGGAAGTGAAGCGATAATTCCATTAGACAGATTGAACACTGGTGGTGACACATACAACATAACCATCAACAGTAAGATTGCGGACAATACATTGCCTGACTTGCTTGTTGCTGAACTACGCAAGTTCAATAGACGTTCAGGTGCGATAGATATTCAGGTGTCGTAAGTGGGTGGGCTAAATGACATTGGTACATATCTTGTTGAACTTGATGCTGGTTTCTATCAAGATGTTTTTACTCTTGACGATGATTCGCTTGGTATTCTGGACTCAGACTTCCTAGATGGATCTACAACGTTCAATGATGTAACACAGTATGTGACAAGTGTTTCTATCAAGCGTGGGCGCAATAGCCAAGACGCACAATTTGGTTCAGGTACTTGCAGCATTGTTATTGACGATCTTCTAGGTCAGGACAAGTTCAGCGTTGCTAACAGTGCAAGTCCGTATTGGAATGTTGATCGTGGAAGGCTTGGCTTTGAACCACGTCGCGCAGTACGCATCTCACGCAATGGTGAATACATATTCGTTGGTTTGATTATTCAATACAACACGCAGTTTAGTATGGACAATCACAACATGATTTACGTTGAAGGTGTTGATGCTTTTCTTAACTTGACTACTACAACTATTAACGATCTAACACCGCCTGCTGAATCGTCTGGTGCAAGAGTGGACAGAATCTTAGGTTTGCCTGAGGTTGGTTTCCCAACACTTCCTGCACCTGTTATCGCTACTGGTGTTGCAAACCTTTCTAGTATTGCAATCAACACACAAACACCTCTTGCATATTTCAACGAACTTATTGCTACTGCTGAACAGGGCAGAATGTATATAGATCGCAATGGTGTTTTCTATTGGGAAGAAAGAACACCGAACTCAACGGAGTTATCACCCACTATTATTTTTGGTGACGATCCGTTAGATGCAACACAGATACCATATGAAACGCTTGAAGTAATTTATGAATAAGGTTCTATATGTCCGTTGTTAGAAAAACCTCTATACGCCCTGACAGCATTATTAACGAAGTCACCATTGTCGTTGCCCCTAACCCTGCCCAGCCAACACCAACAGAGCAAACCACTATTGCGCCTGAGTCAGTTACAAATTACGGCGTTCAAAGCATCACAATCCAAGAAGCACCTTTAGCCACCAATACTGACGCTGCTATCTTGGCTGACTATTTTATTCGTAGTGAACCAAACTTTTGGTACACAGGGCTATCAATAAATATGCACGCTCTTACACCAACCGAACGTACTTCTGTATCAACGTTAGACATTGGCGACTTCGTTGCCGTAGTCAAATCTTTCAAATTCGGAACACCACCTATCGTACAAAAAAACCTTTTTGTTGAAGGCATTGACCACAGGATTACTACGACCACGCATCACATTGACTTGTACTTTTCTCCTGTGGGATTCTCACAGCCTTGGAACAACGTGACACCTACCCTTACTTGGGGTGACGTTCCTGCTGGTGTAACATGGAGCAATCTGATCTGGACTATTCTTTAAGGAACATATGGCTGGCACAACTACAAACTTCGCGATCCCATACCCATCATCAACAGATTATGTAACTGATGGTGCAACTGCTATGAAGTCTATTGCCGACACGGTTGATGCTGTTTTGTTCACTGGTTCTTCTTCAGGCAATCTGCTTATCAATGGGGCTATGCAGGTGTCACAGCGTTCAGCAGTTGGCACAGTCGTAACAGGTTTAACTACTACTGGATACAACACGGCTGACAGGTGGAATACTCGTATTAACTCAATAGGTACTTGGTCACAAACAACTCTTGCTGATGCGCCCACTGGTTCAGGATTTCGCAACTGTTTAAGAATGCAATGCACAACAGCCGATGCTTCACCTGCTGCTGGAGATTTTCTTATTGTTCAACAAATAATAGAAGGACAAAACCTTCAAGCAATCCGCAAAGGTACAGCGTCAGCGCAAACACTTACACTTTCGTTTTGGGTTGCGTCTTTTCAAACAGGCACCTTCATTGTTGAAATAGGTGATTTAGACAATACAAGGTCTGTCAGCAAGTCGTACACCATTAATGCTTCTAATACTTGGGAATACAAGACACTCACATTTCCTGCTGATGTCACAGGCACATTAAACAATGATGCTAATGCTTCAATTGAAGTCAATTTTTGGTTAGCAGCAGGAAGCAACTACACATCAGGCACATTGCAAACAACTTGGGGGGCAGCAGTAAATGCTAATTCTGCTGTTGGTCAAACCAACTTGGCATCATCAACAAGCAACAAGTGGCATATCACTGGCGCACAATTAACTGTTGGTTCTGTTGCTACACCATTTGAGTTCAAATCGTATGCTGATGACCTGCGTGATTGCCAACGGTATTACGCACTTTTAGCAAGTGGAAGCAACTCTCATATAGGATTAGGTTTTTATGGAACAGCAACACAAGTTGAAATACAATCAAGTGCGCCAGTACCTATGAGAGCATCACCAACAATCGCAGTTGTAAGTGGAACAAATTACTATGTTTCTTACAACTTAGGATTCGCTGCGGATTATTTAGACACTTTGGTAGTTGATGTTATTAGTACAGACAATCGTTGGATTTTGTTGTATAACACTGCTCAAGCGTCTGCAACTGCTGGATACCCTTCAATTGTGCGTGGCAACAATGCTGCTGCCTATGTCGCTTTTAATGCGGAGTTGTAAAATGTATTTCACTACAACATCTCCATTAGGGAATAAAACTATTGTGTGGAAAATAGGTGATATTCAATACTCTTGTTTGTGTGACCCTGCCAATGTTGATTATCAAAAGTATCTTGCGTGGGTTGCTGAGGGTAACACAGCAGAAGAATGGACAGGTAACTAATGGCTGGTTTAGGCGCAAAACTTTTCCCTGCGTTCAGTAAATTAACAGCAGCAGATGTGAATGGTTATCTTGCTGACCAATCCATAATGCGGTTCGCAACATCAGCAGCCCGTGATGCAGCGTTTGGTGGTGCAGGAGAACCTACTCTTGCGGAAGGTATGACCTGTTATCTTGATGATACGAATGTGTTGCAGTCATACACAGGTTCAGCATGGGTTGAGATTGCTTCTAGTGATGGTAAAGCACCAAGAGGCGTTGTGACTTACCAAGAAGTAACTTCTAACTCGGCAGCCTTTTCTGCTGAAACAGTAATGGTTACAACAAGTTCGTTTACTGCTGTTGCTGGTCGTAGATACAAAGTTACATATTTTGAATCAGGTGTTTCAACATTTAGTGGAACATTAAACTTTGTAAGAGCAAAAATTAGATTGACAAATATATCTGGAACAATTTTGAACTTTTCAGAAAATGCAATTATTAGTCAAAGAGGCAACATACACGATTGTTTTGTAACAACATCTTTAACTGGTTCGGTAGTTCTCTGTGCGAGTCTTGAAGTTAGTGGTGGTCAGGCTATTTCTTCTCGTGCGGCAGATTCCAAAACATTTCTTCTAGTTGAAGATATTGGTAATTCCTAGTGAATGAGATTGCTGTTGCTGTTATTGGTATGGCTACTGCGTTGATTACGATCCGCAGCGTGAACGTCAAATAACATTCTGCTAACATTTACCGAATGAAGATCAAACGCATTGCCATTCTTAGTCTGACACTGCTTGCGCTTTCCGCGTGTTCAGATCGTTTCCGCTATCCGTGTCAAGATCCTGCGAACAGCAACAAAACCGAATGCCAATGCGATCAGGAACCACGCACGAAGAACAAAGCACTCAACGTTATTGAGTCTGCAACAACTACTATTCCTACAAAAAAAATACTTGGGTTGGACTGCTAATGAAACTACGACCACGATTCACTAATGAAGAAATAAAGGCACGACTAATCTTGTGTGTTGGTATCGGATTGACACTTGTGTTTGTCGGCTCAATTGGTTTCATGCTTTACGGTCTGTTGTTTGTTACACAGCCAAGCGCGATGGCAGAAGCAGACCAAGAAGCGTGGTCAGTATTGTCGCCAATGTTGATGAGTCTCAGTGGTGGATTGCTAGGAATGCTTGCAGCCAATGGTCTTAAAGACAAACCAAAAGATCCACCGATACCATAACCAATAGGGAATGTAACTAATGAAATACCCATACAAGAAACTTGTGTTGCCTACTGCACTGAAGTCGCAGATCAACGGAAAACTTGAAGCAGGCACTCTTGCGAAGATCTCTATTGGTGGTCATATGTGGACTGGTGCTGCTCGCGCGTTTAACGCGATGAACAAGAAGGCTGTTGCCGATGGCATCAAACTTATTAACATTGGTGACTATCGTTCGTATCAGGGTCAGTTGGCTATGTTCAAGGATCGTTACGCGCTTACTGATGGTGGTCGTGTACCGCAGATCACTCGTACCTTCGGTGGCAAGACTTGGTATTTGAAGAAGGGTAAGTCACCTAGTGCTGCGCCAGATCCGACAGGGAAGAAGGGCAGCAATCACGGTTGGGGACTTGCGATTGACTTGAACGTTACGAACCCGAAGGTGGCTGAATGGTTGTGTGCGAACGCGCCTGCGTATGGTTTCTATCTTCAGGGTGACGATCCGAAGTCTGGCGAGTTTGAACTGTGGCATTGGCAGTACGTTCTTGGTGATGTAGTTCCGAAGGTCTTAGGAGACTGATGTGGATTCGGGTGTTGCGGTTGTTCTTTCTGCTGTTGTCGGTTTGGTTGGTTCTGTTCTGGTGACGTTAATTCAACGGTCACGGAAGGAAAACAAAGAAGATCACGCACTAGTTGTTGATCATCAGCGTTTGATCTACCGAACTGTTATGGATTTAGATAAGAAGTTTGATCGCCATATTGAGGATCATCAGGTCAAAGAAATAAGTAAATGACTAATAGGTTCGGTGACACGGCTTCCTAACGGTGGCTACACTCGCTGCAAGAGAAGGAACACCTATGGGTCTTGCAGACGAAATAAACACACAAGTCAATTCAGCAAAGCGCAGTCAGATTGAACGCGTCATTAGCCAACTAGAAGGTGAAGATCTACGCGACTTCATAACGGCTATTCACAATGTGAACATTCCTGCTGGATCAATATCGCGAGCGTTAGCCCTGCGCAAGATTGAACTTGACTCACGTCGCATAAGCGAATACAGAAACAATGGCGGATTTGTCCGCTATGGATTGGACGGACAACGTGTCCCTTGAAGATGACATCAACGAAGAAATAGAACTTGGCGAGAAACTAGAACTGATCAAGGTCAGGAAGCAACGTGATGCTTTATCTATTCAGAACATCAAACTGACGGACAAGTTAGAACTCATTGAACGTTCTCTGAGCATTGTTGAAACGGCTGAGGCGCAAACCTTTACTGTCCCTCATTGGCTTTCGCCTACGTCACCGAAGAAGTCCGCAGGCACTCTTGTTGTGATGCTTTCCGATACTCACTTTGATGAGGTTGTAGATCCTTCAGAGATGGAAGGCTTGAACGCGTACAGTCGCGAGATCGCGGTGATGCGGTTAGAACGTTGGGCACAGAACGTCGTAAAACTTGCTAGGCATTATCTATCGGGTGTTACCTATGACGGTGTTGTCTTGATTCTTGGTGGCGATATTTTTACTGGTGATATTCACGAGGAACTTTCTTTGACTAATGAGGACACGATGATTGGCTCGTTGCTGTTTTGGTCTGAGCAGATCTCTGGTGTTGTTGAACTTCTCGCGACAGAGTTCAAGAAATGCCATGTTGTGTCTGTCGTTGGTAATCATGGAAGGACTACACGCAAGCCACGTATGAAGCAGCGCGTCAGAACAAACTATGACTGGCTTGTAGCAAAGATGGTTGAACGTCAATTCACGAAAGACAAACGCGTTACATTTTCTATTCCTGAAAGTGCAGATGCGCTTATTAAGATCTATGAACACGGTCATCTGATTACACATGGCGATCAAGTTTCTGGTGGCGGTGGCATCGGTGGTATCTATCCACCAATCATGCGTATGCGTGCGCGCAAAGAAGGAAGGTATTTGCAAAATGGTAAGACTTTCAAGACTATGTGGCTTGGGCATTGGCATCAGTACATCAGTACACCTTCAATGGTTGTGAACGGATCTATGAAGGGATACGACGAGTATGCGATGTTGATGGGCTTTGGTTTTGAACAACCACAGCAAGCGTTGGCTTTGATAACGCCAGAGAAGAACATCACATTTCAAGCACCTGTGTTTTGTATTGACAGAAAGAAAGAAGGTTGGTGATGGATACCATCGTTGTTGTTGAGTGGGCTGATGCTCATCAATCATCTACGCAGTGGACACACATTGGCGATATTGATACTGAAGGTGAGCGCATTGTGCGCACTGTTGGTTTTCTTATTGCAGCAAGTGATGGTGGTAAGGCTGATCACATTACGATTGTGCAGTCGTGGGATCGTCAGGAAGAAATGATTGACAACGTGATGCACATTCCTGTTTGTATGGTGAAGCGTATGAGTGCTGTTGTGTTTGAGATAGTTGATGGCGCGCTTGTGTCGCGTTGAACTATTGTG